CACGGAATCGGTAACGGCAGCCGTCTCCGCCGTCTGCGCGAACGAGGCGAGGCCGGTAATCATACTGCTGGTCGCCGTGGACTGCTGATTGAGCGTCCCCAGAACGTCGGACAACGTGTACGGGCGGTACACCCCAGATGCCACGGGCTCCTCCTAGATGCGGACAGCGGTGATCTCGGCGACACGGTACCCGCCGTCTGAGAAGGTGATGGAATTGGAGATGACAATGAACGTGTCATTGATCCCCGGGTTGTAGCTGTTCTGCGAATCGGGAACGAAGCTGTTGATGACCGTGCACGTCTGACCCGCACGCACCCACCCCAGGAACTCCTGCGTGGTGTTGAAGGTGATGCGCTCTACAGCGTACGCGTACTCTGTAGTCTCCCGCTGCGCGCGGGCGAGTGCCATGGGAACCGTGGTCAGTGATGTGTCGTTGATGTACTCTGCATACACACCGCTGTTCGGGCCCGTGTAAAGGGTCTGCGAGGCGTAGTCGCTGGACGCGGCGACCACAGGGACCTGGTAGGAGTACCATATCTTGATAGAGGTACCGGCTGCCGGAGCGCCCGTGGTGGAGGTGAGGAAGAACCCTCCTACGGCATTCTGCTGAATTTGCCACTGCCCTGTGCCGGTGTCGCCCGCAGCCACGGTGGTGACCGTGACGGATGCCCCGTTGATGTACAGGGTCGGGGATCCGGTCACGGTGTACCGCAGGGGCCAGGACGTCTGCGCCCCGTCACCCCTCCAGGTGTCGGTGGGTGTGCCCGAGGTAGGGCCTGCGGGGATCGTCTGGTTGGCCCCCTGGACCAGGACCCTGTTGTGGATTGTGGTTCCGTCCCACTCGTACCCGAACTGTGTGTCCTGGGAGAAGTGGCCTTCCGTGATCGAACCCCCGCCGGAGGTGGTGGGGGACGTCGTGAACGTGACACCACTGCTGATTGCCGTGGTGGCGTCGTAGAAATGGAGCGCCCGGTTCTGGTCCACATACCATCCGTAGGGCGTGATCTGGCCCGCCAGCTGAGCGAGGTTCTTCCATGCGTTGGACAGGGAGTCGTAGTTCTGCACGAAACTCGCCAATGTCGGCCCAGGAGCGACGAACCCGCCGTCCTGAACCGTGGCCGCACTGATTCCGCAGCTCGCCTGTTCGGTCAGTGCGACCACGATCTGATCCACGGTGTACCCATTGAACGTCCCCTGGACAATAGCGTTGTCCGCGTAGAACGTATAATCAGTGCAATTCAGGTCCCATTCGTTCTGGGTAGGACCGACCATGGTGAAGACAGGATCGTTCACCACTCCCGCGAACAAGTTCTGCGCCGCGATATTGTCGTACAGGGTCACCTGGGACAGGACGGGTATATGGAACGTGGGCCCCGAAAGCCCCTGGTAGTCATCGATCAACGGAATAACAGCCGTGTCCCCCTGGCGACCGAAATTCTGCGTGATGGACATCTGCTGATTGGCATTCGCCCACGCCATCTTCGTCGTGTAGGTCGTAGGGCTCCCGCCGGGGGGCGTGACAGTGAGGGTAAGGCTCGGTGTGGCGACCATGGGCTACCTCACATCCGGATGTGTACGCCAGCCTGGGGGAGGATCTTGGTCGCTACGGCGCGGCCGATCTTTCCCACCAGGAGGTTGATGTCGTTGTCGGACATCACCGACGCGCCCCGCAGGTCGACGTAGAGCTCTATCCCCCCGCTTCCCGCAGCGCCTCCGGAAGTCCCTCCAGGGAGTGCGGAGAGGCCGGACGAGGAGACCGCGAGGGTGCCGCTCACGGCTGTCTTGGCCGTGGCAGTGAGGCCGCTGGACAGGCCCTGGACGGCCTTGTGCGCCAAGGCTGCGTTGTCGTTGATGCCCTTGGCAATACCCTCGGGGATGGACAGGCCGACTTCGTCGGCGAACAACTTCGAGGGCGAATTGATGCCCAGGAAGGATTTCGCTGCCTTGAGCGCGCCGCCAGCGAGGTTCTCCAGGCTGCTGAACAGGGCGCCTCCGGCGTTCTCGACGCCGCTGATGATGCCGTTGACGATGTCCGAGCCGATCTGAAGGAACCATGAGCCGACGTCCTTCACCGCGTCCCAGGCTTGGTGCAGAGCCCCGCTGATGGCGGAGACGATGTCCCCGCCGATCTTGACAATGGTCTGCCAGATTTCGGTGATCGGGTCGATGATCGCGAGCTTGATTGCAGCCCAGACCGTACTGCAGACGGACTCGATTGTGTGCCAACAACTAGAAAGGAATGACTCAATGTCGTGGATAATCGGCTGGAGCTCCGCCCACACCTGCTGAATCGGTGTGATCACGTACTTCTTGAAGAGGTTCCAGGCCGTGTCGGCTGCCGAGGTGATGTCGTGCCAGATTCCGACGAAGAATCCCGATATTGCATTCCAGGTATCCTGTGCGGCCGACGTGATATCGCCACCGAAATGGTTCCACAGGGCGACCAGCAAAGCGATAGGCGCGGCGAAAATCACGAACAGCAACGGCCACCATTTCTCGAAAAATCCGGAAATGGCATTCCATACAGTCGACGTCACCGACGCTATCGCGTTCCAGACGGCCTCCAAGGCGTGGCCTACAGCGAGGGCCGCCGCGACCAATCCGCTCCAGGCAGCCTCCACCGCGTGGCCTACAGCGAGGGCTGCTGTGACCAATCCGCTCCAGGCAGCCTCCACCGCGTGGACCACGGACATCACAATCATCTTGAAGAAGCCGAAGACATCGTTCACGATGTCGCGGAATGTCTTGAAATGCGTGTACGAATAGATCAAAATTGCCACAAGTGCAGCGATAGCGATAATCACCAGGGTGACAGGGTCAGCGTCTAGCGCCATGTTGAACAGGTCCACAGCGCCCGTCAGGAGTGCGGTCTGGATTTCCGCCAGCTTCATCATGACCAGCGCGATACCGATGGCACCCACGACGGACAGGATCAACCCCACCAACTTCTGGTTGTGTGCGATCCACGACACGATGGGCCCGAGGACGTCCGCGATAATCCCGGCGATCTTCGAGACGACCGGGAGCAGCCGCTGGCCGATCTCGATTCCAGCTGCCTCCACCGTGGACTTCAGCACGTCCATCTTCTGATTGAACGTCCCCTGGATCGCACTCCAGTTGCTCACGTTCTTGCTCGTGCTGGACGTCGCCTTCCCGACCGTGGCGACGTTCTTCTCGAACGTCCCCAGGTGACCTCCACCGATCGTCAGGACCGTGGACAGACCTACAGAGCCACCGACCATCTTGGCCATAGCTGCGTTGTATGTCTGGGCGGCAGGGGACCCCGATGTCAAGAGGCTGTTGAACTGCTTGGTCTGCTCCGCGACCTTGGAGAATGCTTCCATGTTGGCGCGTTGAATGGGGGAGAGGTTGTTCAGTGCGGTGTTGTAGTTCGTCTGCGAAATCGTGCCGTTCAACACCTGCTGCCCCAGGGACCTCATGGTGGGGTCCATGGCGGACAACAGGGTGTTGGCGTTCTTCGATGCCTGCGCGGCATTGTTGTAGGTCGAGATCAGCACCTGGCCTCCCTTGGTGTGGGTGGCGATGGCGCTGGTCAACTCCTGAATGGTGCCGGTAAGGCCCTTCTTCCCCAGGTTCTGCGAGACCGTGTTGGAGTTGAGGCCCATAGCAGCCATCTCCTTGGTCTGCACCGCCGTGGGGTTCTCCAGGGAGCTGATCGTGTGCGCGAGGTCCTGGGTAGCGCGCTGCGCAGAGATGTTCTGGGACGTCATGGTGGCGATAGCGCCACCGATCTGGTCGAACTGGATCCCCGCAGATGCAGCGATGGCCGCGACATTGCCCATGGAGGACCCCAGGTCCTCCATCTTCATGTCACCCGCGCCAACGGTAGCGATCAGCCCGTTCATGATCTGGGTGGCCGATAGGTTCTGCTTCTGGAAGGCATTCATGGTGCCGGTCAGCGCTTGCGCTATGGTGTTGAGGTCGGCCCCACCCACCTTTGCGCCCTGGGCAGCCACGGTGAGGACCTGAATGCCCTGGGCCCCGTGGAATCCCGCGCTCTCCACGTGGTACATGCCGTTGGCAATATCCGTGGTACTGGTGCCCGTGGACACGGCCAGGGCGAGCATCTTGGACTGCACGCCTGCCAGGGCGCTCTGCGACTCCCCCGCGTCGGTCACCAGGTGCTCGGTCAAGGACTGCCAGTTGCCCGCTGCCTTGACGCTCTCGTAACCCACGGCCGCGATGGCGAGGCCCGTAAGCCCGAACGCCTTGGAGGCCAGACCGGAGCTGGAAGCGGACGCGTCGTTGGCCGCGTCCATCCGCGCCTGCGCAGCCGCCACCTCGTCCGTACTGCCTGCGGCCTCCGCGTTGGCTGCGGCCTGGGCGCGTGACGTGGCCTCCTGGCGCTCCTGAGCCTCCGTGGCGACGTCCGTGGCCGCAGCCGTCTTCTTCTCCGCCGCTGTGAGGGCGTTCGCCGCGTTTGACACATCTGCGGAAGTGACCAGGGCCGACTGCCGTGCCTGGGCGTCCGTGAGCGCCGTGGTGGCCACCGTCGCCCGTTCCTGGGCAGCTGTCACCTCCGCCAGGGAGACCGCCAGGGCGTCCTCACTCGCCCCTGCGGCCTTGGCCGACTCCAGCCCCGCCTGCGCGGTGGAGAGCCGCTCAGTGGCCGCCGCTGCCGCGTCCTGGGCCACCGCCAGGTTCTCCGCAGCTGTGGCCAACTCCTCTTCACTGGCGATGTTGGCCTGCGCGTCCAGGAGCTCCTTCTCTGCCGCAGCCTGGCGTTCCGTGGCAGCCGTCAGCTGATCCTGTGCGGCGGACGCACGAGCCGCCGCGAGGTCCAGTGCGTCCGCTCCGGAGGCGGTCTGCAGCAGTGACTCGTCAATGGCTGCTCCCGCCCGCTCTGCGGACGTGGACGCCTTGTCTGCGGCACCGGAGAAGGAATCGAGAGCACCGTCGATACGCTCGATCACGCTGGAGATCTTGTCCGTGGCGTCGATCACTGCCATGACGGTGAATCCCTCAAGACCGATTCCCACGGCGTCCGCCCTTCTTCTGCTGTGCCTGCCTCTGTTGCTGGGCCTGCTCTTCGCGTGCGATCAGCTGGATAAGGAGGACGTAATCCTCAGCTTCCTTCCACGGGCGCTTGAGGAACTCCTCCCGCGTCTGCCCCAGCTGCCGGAATATCTCCTTCTCCATCAGGAAGAACGCCAGGCTCGCCGGTCCCGATCCCCCCGACCGAATCGCTGCCTGCGCTTTCGACAGGAAACCCACGCCGCTCCTCGGGGGACGGCTGGCTGTTGAGCTCGTCCACCTCGGTCCAGAGGGTGTCGAAGACGGTTCCGGGAAGCCGCTTCACGTTCATGAGGTTGATGTCCCATACCTTCGATGTGCCGTTGGGCAGTTCGTCATCAAAGTTCCAGGCTGCGACCGACGCCAGGACCATCAGTTGCCGGTACCGTGCGATATCGGGTGTGGGAACGGCACGCCCGTTGTTCACCACGATCTGGGACAGCGCCCGCTCGCTGGCCTCCTTGTCGCCCTGGGAGACGTTCTCCTTCAGGTCGACCCAGTACTCAGCACCCGGGTGGTTGATCGTGATCCGCTTGACGCCGTCGTACGCGGAGAGAAAACCGGCCATCGCTGCCTCTTTCCAAGGGAACTTGTACAAGGAGAAGATCCCGGGCACATGTCTGGGATCTGATGTGCGCTTAGTACGGGAGGAACACCGAGTTGACCACGGTGGCCTGAATGGTGTACTGACTGGCACCCGACAGGGGGCGACTGGCCTCGTAGGTGAGTGTGGACATGACCACATCGTCCATCTTCAGATCATTCGCGTACTTACTGAGGACGATCTGGGGCTGCGAGATGGTGATAGTGCCTGCGCTGGCCGGGTGTGTCAGCGTGAACGTGTAGGCACCGGTGGTACCGTTCGCCATCCGGGTGAAGTCACCGTACGTGGAATCGTTCAGCGAATCGAAGACGAGGTCGATCGTGCCCGAGGTGTGCAGTGTCACCGGGGTGATGAAGGAGGGTCCGTGCTGTCCGCTGTACGTGTACGTCTCCTTCAGTCCGTTGTCGATCGACACGGTGGTGTTGGAGACCTCGGACCGCAAGGAGCCGAAGATTGACAGTGTTGCCTCGGCGAATACGAAAGGGATGTCCGGCGTGAGGACGGAGACCGTGGTGGGAGTGGTGAGGATCGCCACCGACTGGCCGACCATGTTGGCGCTGATGGACACGGCCTCATTGCCCGTAGGGGCCTTGAGGTCGAACTTGCCCACCTTGCAACCGGCGAACTGGAGGCTCTGGTAACCACCGATGTTCTTTTCGACCGTAAGCGAAGAAAGTGTGTTCTGCTCCTGGATCGTGTGCGTGTACGGTGCCACGACACCCACCACTGCCGCACTCGACAGGTGTGCGTAGACCAGCGCTGTCGAGAAGCTGATCGTCGTACTCACGATGGTGGTGATGGCCCGGCATTCCGCCGTGGTGGTCGGACCGGTGCCGTTGACATCGATTTGGATCACCTGGCCCACGGTGAACCCGGAAGCGGAGGCCACCGTGATGGAGGTGGCACCGATCGACACGCCTGCGGACAGTGTGGTGGACCCGGTTCCCGCAGCGCCGGTGACACCCGCTCCGGCGAGGTTGTCCGCCCCGATGGACGAGACCAGGAGTTCCATGGCGTTGGCGGGGAACAGGGGGCCGTCAATGGCACCTGTGTAGTGCGCCTCGCCGTACAGGTTGTACACCTGCAGGTCGCGTAGGTTCTGCATCAGATGGGGTGCGAACCAGCCCGGGTCCTCCTCCATGGTGTTCCCGGTCATCGGAAGGAACGTCGTGGCCGCAACCGGAGTGCCGAAAGTCGCCTCCTTTGCGAGTCCGGTGGCGCTGAGGGATCCATACTTTTCTGTGATCGTGGGAAACGCCACCTTGATCTCCTCCTGAGAACTGTGGTAGAATTCGGCATTAAAGCGCTTAAGAGGCGCGGCCTTATGTCCGAGGACTACGGAAACTTGTTAGACCTTCAAGGCGAGGTCTGCGCTGCTTGTCGTGGGATCCCGACGTTCTCCTGAGCGTGATCAGCTGCCCGGCGTCTCCTCCTGCTCGGACACGGTGGGAAGACCAGCTGATGAGGCTGTGTCAGGAGTGTCTTCGGACACAGCCTCATCAGCTTTCACCGGCCTGCGCCGTGGCGGTGCTTCCTCGGTTACCTCGGAGATGTCCGCACGGACGAGAAGACCGGTAGTCGCCTCGTCCGACACCTCGAATTCGTCCCCCGGACTGACACTGATTCCGAGGGACATGAAAGTGACCGGGAGTGCCCCGGTGTAGAGCAGCCTCATATAAGCCCCTTATTCGAGGAACTGCGCTTCAACAATGTCCGAGAACGTCTGCTGGATGTACGAGACCATGGGGGTGACAGCGCGTTCCGGGAAGTCGTTGGGCTGCGTTCCCGGATGGTTGACCTGCTTTCGGAACATGATCTGACCCTGGCCCGCAAACCGCAGGAAACGAGCGTTCCGGTAGCGGATGATGTGCGGCTGCGTTCCGTCGATGACGTACCCGGCGTAAGGGACCGTGGAGTAGATCAACAGCTGCGCCGACCCCGCGCCCACACTTCGCTGGTAACGGATGGACTTCTTCAGCCGCCCCCCCTCCGGGGAGACCAGGGTGGCGGGAGCCACAGGGGATTCGTCCTTGACCGCGTCCCGGATGACGGGTCCCACCTCGTCCGCCCATTCGGCAGCGGCCGTCATCCAACTGAATGCCTGGAGGCTGTCCCGTATCTGGTCCAGCCCACCGACGGTAAGTTCGAACGTCACGCCTGCACCGCCTCGTAGATACTGAGCCCGAGGCGTCCTCTGAAATACAGCATGCGCAGGGTGGCCGGAGCGCGGGCTGGTGGTGTTTCGAGGTCGAATTCTTCACCGATCTGAAGAATCTGCGTCTGCAGTCCGGTCGTGAGATCCTCGATGTACCAGGGCATGGCCGTGGTCCAGTAGGCGAGCATGATGGCGTCCGCGATCACCGCAAACTCCTGGTCCACGGTCTGGGTGTCGGCGTTGGTCTCGTACGCGAGGTGGACGTCTACGTACCAGTCAAGGCGCTTGAAACCGGCCGTGGTCGGTGAGGGCGCGGAGCTGATGCGCGGGGCGGTCTGCCGCTTCCCGCGCATCCGGGACGCCTGCACGATGGCGATCGGGCCGTCCAGGTTCTCCACAGCGTCAGGGATCGTATGGGCAATCAGTGGTTGCGGGATGCCGGGAATCTGCAATCCGTCAATGATGCCCCGGCAGTACTGCTGGACCGAATTCATTGGCACGGCGGCTACATCCCTATCCTCGGAATACGCGTCGCCCGCGTGTCCGTCTTCACGGACTTCTTCCGCTTGTCCACAGCTGCTTTCTTGGCCATGGCTGCGGAACTGCGCCTGACCTTTCCTTTGGCCATAGAGGACCCTCCGTCAGATCACGCGCCGGTAAGGCTTCAGGAGTTGCTGGTACTGCAGTTCAAGATCGCTGACGCCGTGTCCTCCCGTGGTCATGGAGCCCGGGAGGTTCTGAATGGCGATGGCGGTAATGCCCGACTCCAGGGCCTGGGTCGCGGAGGCCAGGACAGCGGCCCACAGGATGTCCTGGGGCAGGCTGGAGACGACCGTGCCGATACTGTGGCCAGCCGTGAGCGGAGAGGCCAGGGAGAGCGTCCCAGGACCCGCCTGGGCCGTTCCTCCGCTGTTGGGCAGCACGAGGGGCGTGGACGCGTCGGTGGCGTTCGCCACGACCGTCTCCGTGTTCGCCCCGTCGTACACGAACGCAGCCGCGCCCGTGAACCCTGTGACGTCGTCCACGGTGAGCGTCGTGTCACCCGTCGTCGCAGCTGCGGTGAGCGCGGTGTGCGGCCAGCCGTTGACGTACGAGACGGCCAGCCGGTAGCCCTCGCGGCCCAGGCCCCAGCTCATGTACCCGGGGGCGACCAGGATGGACTGACCCCCGTCACCGGCGGCAGAGGGCGAACTGGTGCCGTAGATCCCGATGGTGGGGTGCTCGATGTCGTACATGCCCGAGGGCACGTTGGTCCACTGCCGGGGGAACACCGCGTTGGAACAGGTCTGCACAGCGAGGATCCCGGTCACCGGCCATCGCGACATGATCGCACGGACGTTCCCCGTGGCCTGCTGCATGTTGACCCGGAAATTTCCGGGTCCGGACAGCGTCTCGTTATCGACCGTGGCACGGAGTACCTGATTGCAGTAGGCGTCCACGATGCCCGTGGCCCGCCAGCAGATGTTCAGCTGCTCCGCGTACTGCTCTGCTGTGGAACTCTTCGGGAACGGAATGATGTTCCAACTGATGCCTGTGGGAGCATTGGCGATCATGCTCGGTGTTACGTAGGGGGTTGCGATGACTCTTCCTCCCTCTTGATCCGGAGGCACCGGGAACAGAGCCAGCGGCTTTCCGACCACAGGTAGTGCAGGAGGCACGTGGGTTTCCCGCAGGTCCAGCAGTCACCCACGGGGTCGCCCCGACGTTTCGTACACAAATGACAGGTAGGACGACCCCGACGCACAGTGCTCCCTACTGCTGGGCCGCCCGGATGAGGGCGATCTGGTCCTCGCGAGAGCGTGTCGTCCTGACACCGAGCCCTGCAGCCATGTCGCGGAGCTCCGGCAGCGTCATCGACTCCAGGTCCGGCGCTGTGGACAGCTCCTTGAACGGGTTGGGGTCCTCGTGGCCCACAGCAGGGGCCGTCAGGGCGGGTCCCCGGCTGCTCGGGACGCCCTTGGCCAAGGAGGTGCCGCAGGTGCCGCAGAAGGCCCCTGTAGCAGCGTTCCGGTGCCCGTTGCCGCACAGGAGGTCCATGGTGTCTGCGGGGGCCGCCGTGAGCTGCCCCGCCATGATCTTGGCCAATTGGCTGATCGCTTCCGGGAGGTTGCCCAGCTTGGCCAGTTCACTTAGTGCGAGGGCGGTGGCGTCGCCCTGCTCCCGCTGCCCGCGCTTCTCCTGGTCCTCGCGCTGGATCTTCTCATCGTGGGTCTCGGGGATCTCGGAGATTGTGGACGACCAGAGCGCGTCGTGGCGCAGGAAGTCTTCGCACCCGTTGTGGCAGGTGAGCGCCCACAGCTTGGCGGGCGCGCCCTTGACCACAGGTCGGGAATGCGAGTCTCCGCACCCTCCGTGATCACGGGAAATGCCGACGTACACGACGTCGCTGGCTGCGTAAATGGTCATGGCGACCCTTTCGTTTTTGGTGAGGTACTACACGGGGGCGGTGTCGCCCCCGCACCTGGGGCACTGCTTGCTCCACACGTTCCAGACACGTGCGCAGGCAGAGCACTCCCGCCCTTTCTTTGTACCGAAACTCACCGCGCCGTCTGCACGGACGAGTCCGGTGTCCCCGAACTGTCCCGAATTGATCGCCTTGGCATGCCGGGAGGACACCTCGATCGTCCCGCCGGGCTTTGCGGCGGTGTACTTGGTGCCGTCCTTGCAGTCGAAACCGGAGCAGCCCGGCGGGAGGTTGACCTTGGTGCCCATGGGCGACCCCTTATGAATCCGTGCTGATCAGCCAGCTGGCGGTGCCGGTGATGGAGCCGGAACCCGCGATGATGTTGAGCTGAATTCCGGCGGAGTTCCGGAACTGAGTGAGGTGGAAGAGCGTGCCCGTGGGTACCTCGAAACCATTGGACGTCGTCACGGCATTGGGGCCCCCGATGAACACGTTGACGCCACTGGAGTTTGAGATGACGATGTCGCTGGGTCCCGGTGGCACGTCGAAGAACGCAGCCGAACTGGTGGTCGGTGTAACCTGGCCCGCTGTCAGCATTAGTTCAGTCCCACCCAGTACGCGTACGCACCGGTCGCGGTGTTGCTGGACATGGTGATGGACGTGGGCATGGCGGTCGTCAGCGAACCGGTGGCGGAGACCGAGAACGGGTACTTCGCGGCGGTGCTGCCGAACGTGGTCGCGGAACCGAAGTGCGCCACGCTGGTCGTCACCGTGACCTGGCCACCGAAGCAGGTGAGGACAGGCTGGGTAGCCGCGTTGAAGAAGAAGCCCACGTAGTAGTTGCCGCCCCCCGACGGAACTGTCCACGTGGTGGACAGGGGGGCCTCGATCGGCCCCGTGTTGGTGCCGATGGCGGTGGACAGGTCCGCCGTGGTGGCCACCAGCGCGCCCGCAGAGGTATAGATCCCGCCGAAGTTCTCGCCCGTGGTCGGTGTGGCTGCAGCCGTGGCGATCGAGAACCACAGGTTGGTCACCACCGTGCCGCCCGTCAAGGGCACCTTGGCCAGGTAGAGCGCACCGGCGGTGGTGAGAGCGGAACCCGTGTTGGTGCCGTTGACCGCGTACAGGTACGGGAAGTTGAAGGCTGCCAGCCCGTAGGAGCTGGGTGAGATGGCCTCAGTGAGGTCGTTGATGGGGGCTGCGCCGAAACTGGGACTGCCGTTGAAGGTCGTCGTCCCGTTGAAGACGGCTGTGGCGTTCGTGTCGATAGTGAGCTTCGAACCGGAACGGTAGTGGGTCGAACCGTCCTTCCACTCATCCGCCAGACTGAGTGTCGTACCGTACGGGGCGAGGGTGCCGAAGTCTGATCCGCCCACGGGCATGAAGGTCTCCTAGGTGTACGAAGAGTGCGGGGCCGGTACTGCGGTACCGGCCCCGTGCGGATCAGACGTTGGCATTGACCGTGGCGAGAGCGGCCTCGGTCGTGGTGGTGCCGGACGACGTGATGCCGTAAATGTCGTTCGTGGTCGTACCGGTGGTGGCCACGTAGCCGTTGTAGGTGAGCTGAGCACCGGACGGCAGGGCGAGACCAGTTGCGGCGGTCACACTGGAGGTGCCCAGGTAGACCGTGACCGAACCCGTGTTGATGATGGTCACGTCATGGACCGTAATGGCGGGGCTGAGCGCCGCCAGAGCGGTGGAATTGGCCGTCCACACGAGGTGGGCGGAAGAGGTGACCGTGTTGGTCTGGAGTGCGATCCCGGTACCGAAGATAGCCACGGGAGCTCCTTTCAGGGCGTGAGAAAGCCCCGCCACTGATGTGGCGGGGCTTTCGAGTTCTGTGAGTCCAGGCTAGACAGCGGGGGCCTCTGCGCGCTTGACCCGGGACTCTTCCGTCCAGCCTTTGCGCGCACTTTCGCTTGTACCCATCGCAGGTCCCCCTTCTGATCCCAGGAATATTCGGGATCAGAAGGGGGACCTGACACAAAGCAGTGTCAATGACCTACGAAAATGGCGTGGTGTCCGATACCTGGAGGCCCTGGAGCAGGCCCGAGTAGAACGGCGCGTGGGAGACAAGCGCTCCGTATGCGAAGATGCTGTAGCGGAACGTGGCGTCGATCACGGGCCACGCGATGCTCATGTAGTCCTGGACCATCGTCATTTCCCAGGCGTTGGCCACATTGGTCCACGTCTGGGGGAGCTGGTAGGTCATGAGCGCGGCAGTGCCCTGGGTGAGCCACGGGTGGACCACCAGTTTGAGGACGGACCGGGTGATCGGGTTCTGGAACTCACTCACCGCGCCGCCGACACGCATGCCGGAGACGTCACTCTGATCCATGAACAGCCGGTAGTTCGTGGCCGCGCCCTGGCTGATGACGTCGTTGGACAGGCGCATGATGTCGCCACCGTCGCCAACGAGTTCCGCAGGGTCGGCCTTGAACGCGCCGGGGTTGTTGGAGCTGTTGTTCTCCCACAGGGCGTCCAGCGCCGTGTAGATGACGTTGTAGCTCAGGTGGGTGCCCACGGCCCCGTTGTAGTAGCCGCCCTGCCAGTTGGCCGGGTACACGCCGGAGGTGGCCGACTTGCCCGCGAGGGTGGGTATGATCCCCTCCATGCGGGTGCTGGCACCGGTGCCGGTGTCGGTGGCGGGCGGTGTGACTGCGGTCGGCAGGGTGCTGAAACCCTGCAGGGTGTACTTCGAACCGCCGACACCCGTGGCAAGCAGGTAGTAGCTGGAACCGCTGGTGAAGCCGTAGATGTTGTACGTCATCGCGCCCGCAACAGTCGGGATGGTGACGTCCACGACCTGGCCCGAGGACACGGCGAACGTGCTCGACGCGACGGACACAGGCGTGCTGCCGTAGTAGTTCACGGCTGAGACCTTGACCGCCGTGAAGGCGGTGTTCAGCGCGGTCTCGTTGGACCCAGCGGTGCGGACCGTGGCGGTCGGAGTACCCGGGGTGGCGAGGTTCGTACTCGTGCCCGCGAGCATCTGGTATTCCTCACCGAGCATCATTTCCTGAAGCAGGATGAGGTTGGCGAGGGCCGAAACATCTTCGAATCCTTGGCCTGCGAACTGTGCAAGCCACGAAAGCGACTCGGTGAGTCCGAAGAAGCGATACGGGACATTCAGGGTGACTTCGGTCTGCGAACCCGACTGCGGCAGGTTGAGCGGCCACGAAGTACCGGCAAGCGTACCCGCGCTCTCGACAAGCTCGGGAATCGAGATGTCGAGGACGCCCTGACCACCGGTCTGGGAGCCGGAGATGCCGGTGAACACCTTCTCCATGCGGCTCGTACCCTGACCGGCAGGTCGGGGCAGCTTGTTACGGAAGCGATCTGTTACCTCTCGCTACTGCCATCACCGTCGATCGGTGTGGGAGCGAGCGGATCGGTCATTTCTGCCGACCTCTGCATGTCCTCACGTGGTCCATGCAGACCGGACTGTATCATAATCTGTCGTTCTTGCTCTCTTCGCTTGCGTTGACCGGCTCGTAGGTTGGCTACCCAGTTAGCTCGCCATTCTGGGTCATCACGGAGATTGTTCATCCGCTCACCGAAGGCTTGCTTGTCACTGCGCTCAGAAAATGTCGGAGCTGATTCTGGGGTAAGACCAACCTCTGCGATCAATCGCCGCACGCACTCATCCGGATCAGCATCAATGTCTCGGTAATCGAACCTGAACACCTCATAGCCAGCGGCAGTGAGATCATCCGTACGTTGGGCGTCATACGCTTTCGCACTGTTGAGATAGTGGCTGCTGCCATCTGCCTCGATGATAATCTGCTTTTGACTGATGAGGATGTCCACGACGTATCGACCATCGAGAAGCACCGCGTTTGCCTTGAAGGAGATGTGCGCCTTGCGAAGAGCTTTGTGCAAGAACCTCTCAGGAGGTGAGATGCCACCCGTACCACGAATGGTTGGCAGCCGCTCAAGCCATTTGCGTCGCTGTTCTTGTCGCCAAACCGGATCATCCCAGTTCTTGGCACTTGCCTCTCGCCAAGAATCTGTCTTTTTCTGACCTTTGAGATGACCACGCGGTCGTAGTTGAATACCACGGCGGTTTAGCTCACTGTAGGTGATCTTTTCGGTGGTGTGGAGCCGTCTGGCGACAGCTGGAACAGACTGAAGTTCTTGGTAGAGTTCAACGAGTCCAGACCAGTCGACATCACCGACGCGGGTGTGCTTGATGATGCCCTGGCGTTTCATCTCCATGGACATCTCAGGTGCACTGACACCGTAGCTCTTAGCCAGATCACGTACACTGTGAACAGTTTTGCAGACCTCCACAAGATCACTCATGTTGACAGACTCACCCCGTGCAGTCTCTACGGAGTCCCCAGGCTTTGGGGTTCCCTCGGTATTGCCCTCGTCCATAGGGATATTATCCCATATGTTGTGAAGGGGATCCACCGATACAGGGGTGTTTTCACCCACTCATCGCTGAGTGAGGCCGCCCATGTTAGTTGACGGTGTACATCGGGTAAATCAGGCGGGAAGGTGCAAGAAGGTCAAAAGGGACAAGTCCACTGACGGTACCAATCATTGTTGTTACTCACCGCCGGGGCGGTGGGCCAGGTCATTTCTGCCTGGCTCCTGCATTCTCATACAGGATCGGACTCTACCTTAGTCTGGTCTCTCGATGCGTTAGACCAGACTCCACGTACCGAGTCTCTGAACCTTCCCCCTGGTCTTGCAACTGTAGGGGCTCGGCTGCTGATTACCTCTACCCTCAAACTTTTTGGACCATCACGCTCGCTTTTTCAGGCCACGTTGTGGTGTTGAGGTCTAGCAAGGCTTTCCAGCAATTCTCGTGGTTTTCACTGACGAATCACTCCGTCAGGCGGCGTTGTTACTCACCGAGGTTACCGGCAGTGAAGCTACGGGTCAGATCAGCACCAGCAACCCCACCCAGGACCTGCTGCAGCTGCTCACCGATGCTGGGCATCGTGAGTGCCGTCTTGAGGTACCCGAACTGGTTCAGGAAGCCGTCGTTGAGGCCCTTCACGACCTCAGCGCGGTTGTGGTATCCCTGCTGGGTCGCTACGCGCAGGTCCATGGTGGCCTGGTGCGCCTTGGTCGCGATCTGGACGGGGTCGGAAAGGGCAGCATTGCCCTCCACATAACCCGCACCCTTGACCATGTAGGGCATGCGCGCCTTGAGCATGTCGCCCGTGCGGTCGTGGCGTGAAGCTTCCTTGCCTGCCTCACGAGTGACCTGTCCGGGCGTCGGGGAGTCCAGGGTGTTGAGAATGTCAGCCATGGATGCCCCTCCTTTCACTGAAAGTACGGAACGTTTGCGAACTACTTACCACCGAAGCCACTCAACTCCATGTACGACTTCCAGTAGCGTTCCCGGCTGGCCGGATCCGTCTCACTGCGCCAGTCGTCGTACATGACCTGCGCGGCCATCTGTCGCTGCGTCCGCTCCGCGTTCTCAGCAACACTCTTGGCTCCCTCCGGGAGCCCTACGCCCTTGTTCGCCTGCTGTGCCACGCCCTTGAACGGGGCTGTGGCGGGGTCGGGAAGATTCCCGAGTGCGTCAATCTCCTCCTGCAGCTGATCAGCGCGCTTGGTCTGCGCCTTCAGGCTCTTGGTGATCTCGGCAAGCTTGGTGTCGTACTGCGCGAACAGCTCCGCGACCTTGTCCACCTGGGGCACTCCGGCCGTTGCCGCCTTGGCGACCTCGGACGGCTCCACCGTCTTCGCCACCTCGGTGTCGATCGAGTCCAGTCCGAGCTCCGCCCGGACCGCGTTGATCGACTTGTTCAGCTTGGCCAACCGCTTCGCGGCCTTCTTGGTATCCACGGACTTGGCAGCCGACACGGTGTCGTCACCCTTGCCCATCCCCTGGGGGAGCGGCACGGGGCGCTGTCCGATGGGCGGCTCTCCGCCCATGCCGGGACCGGTCATGGAGCAGATGTCCGGGAACGTGGACGCGATGTGGTCATGCATGGCCTGCATGGCGGTGCGGGCCGATTCGCGCTGGACGTTGGTGTAGTGGGTGCGTCCCATGCCCGGAGGCACCGGGGCTGCCATGATGGCCGGGGCTACACCCTTGTTGCCTGGACTGTCGGCCTCGTGACCTGCGGTGAGCGGGCCACGAGTGAACTGGTCGCCCGCGATGTGGCCAGACGGGACAGGCCCCGTGTTGGGCGCGCCGTAGCTGGTGGACGGGGCCGCATGCCCGGGACGGAGGTAAGGACGCCGGAACTGCTGCGCGGACAGCTCTGTGGGCGTGGGGAAGTTCGCCGGGCCAGGGTTGGCGTCAGTGAACGACTTGTGGGCCTCGTACCGCAGGTCGGTGACGACCTCGGGATCCGTGGACTTGAGCGTGGTCGCTGCCGTCCACAGCTCCGCCGACTTCGCGGCCTCCGCGAGGGGCGCGCTTGCCGCCGCGTCCAGCGCCTTGCCCATCCAATACGAGACGTCCAGTGTGGCGAGGCCCTCGTTCGGGTAGCACTTGTCCGCCATGGCCGGGTGGAATGCGGGGCACAGGACATCGTGCAGAGCACCGAGGGAGACCGGCGCGCCCACCGACTTGAGCCGGGTGCGGGCCTTCATCTCGGTCTCGTACGGGCCGTCCGGCACCGTGGGGAGCCCCGCGTCGTGCTCGAACGCCTCGAAGTACGGGCCGTCCGGCTCACGGTGGCCCGGGACAGCCTCGGTGGCAGCCGCTCCGGCCCCCACGACGCCTTCCCCCACGGTGGGCTTGGACGACTTCTCCGCGTCCGCTGACAACGCCTTCTTGCCGCAGCCGGAGCAGAACGCGTCACCGTCGCCCATGGACTTGTCGCAGCCGGAGCAGCACATGCCGCCACTCTTGGTGGCGGTCTCCGTGTCGTCGCCCTTGTTGGCCACGGGGAGCTTGTCGCCGCAGTTCTCGCAGTTCTTCATCTTGGAGTCCGCGTGGTACTCCTTGCCGCAGCCCTTGCAGTCCTTCATGCCCTTGGTGGTGTCGGGCTTGGCCTCGGCGTCCGTGTCGTCCACGTCCTTACCGTCCCCATCCGAGTCCTTGCCGTCGGCGTCCTCGGCACCGAACGGCTCCTTGGCCCCGGGGAACGGCTTCTTCTTGGCCTTCCCCTTCTTGGCCTTGAGGACTGCCGCAGTGATCTGCTCCACCAGCTGCGCCATGCTCTCGTCGGTCATGACCGTGCTGCCCTTGAGGTCGAGGTCCACGGTCATCCCCTTCTCACTACCGCTCATCTCGTCCTTCCAGGACTCGGGAAGTTCAGCCACGAATGCGGCACCCTTGCGCTTGGCAATGCGGATGATGTTGGCCTTGAGCTGGTCGGACGTGTAGTTGTCGTCACCTGCGCGGCCGATCGAGGACGCCGCGTCAGAGACGTCGCCCGGGGTGACGATGGGGAAGGAGCGGTCCTTGCCCGCGAAATCCTCTGCGGGGACCGTGTCCCGGTCCGTACCGCCTCCGACGTCGGGGTCCATCTGCCGCTTCTCGGCGATCCGGCGATGTTCCAGCAGCTTGGCGAGGTCGCCCGGGGAAAAGGTAGACGAGCCCTTCGTCAGAAGGGATCCACCGAACACCTTGCCGCTGAACTCCATCCGGCCGTCAGCAGCGCTCTTGACCAGCTGGATCCCGCAGTTCTTGTTGGCAGGGCGATCCACCAGGCTGATCTCCACCAGCTCCCCGCCGACGATCCGGCCCCCGCGCGCCACGGCATCCCGAATGATCTTGGGTCGTGCGATCCCCACGGAGTAGGCGCGCAGTGCTCCGCCCTTGACCAGGCGCTTTGCCTCGGACTCGATCACCCGGGACTTGACGTAGGTCTCACCATCGGGACCGGTCTCCATGGACAGGCCGACACCGGCGGGGTCGCGCTGCGGGTTGTGCTGGACCCGGACGTTGGGGCCTGTGTCCAGCCAGTCCTGCACGGCCTTGGCAGCCCAGTCGGGGTCCACGATCTGCTCATCAGAGTCCACGGATCCATCGGTGGCCTTGCCGTAGACCAGCAGGTTCCCATCCGCGTCTTCCTCGGTCTTGAGGATGGGGAAGCTGAAGTAGGAGGTGGTCAGCTCACCATCAGTGGTCAGAGTGGCAGCCACATTCAGCTCCCTGGGGTCGTGAGGAAAGTGGGATAAGCGCAGGTCAAAGGGTGTGGACACGGATGTCCACGGGATACTACTCTTTTCTCACCAGCAGGAAGCGACCTACCCGGCGTACAAGAGGGCCCAGCTCTCCTGATCAGCTGTGGGCCGAGTCATTGATCTTCAACTTCGCGGCCCACACGCCGTCCGGGCCCTGCATTACGTACCCATGGTCCGTGAGGACCGCGCGGTACTGCAGGGAGAGATTCACATCCATGTCCCGCAGCTGATTGAGATCAGCTGCGATACGTGAGAGGAGTACTGTTGGAGACGTCCTAGTGTCCGACACAGTCGTCACCCTCCGTCCCCGGAGGGATCTTTCCGCCGTCCGTGTTCAGCTTATTTTCGTTCATGGTCTTGCCCCACGGTCCCGTAGCGGTCGTTACCGTGCCGATCCACGCCCGGATGGAGGTCTGCTTGGCCTTCTCGAACGCCAGCGTGCGATGCCACCCATCCGCGATCTCGTACTTTCCGTTGCCCGGGGTGTCCACCAGGACCACCGGGTGGGTGGGTGGCGTACCATCCTCGATGGAGCGCACCATGGCGTCCACCTCCGGCATGTCCCGTGCCCCTCCGGGACGCCTGGCCATGTCGATGCCGGACAACGGGACTTCGGTCGGGCCGTGCCAGTGGGCCTCCTTGACCCATTCCAGCACGTCCTGCGGGTAGTTCTTCAGCAAATACGCGTACACGTCCGCAGCGGTACCCCCGCCATGTCCGTGCTCGTTCTTGAGCGTGGCCTGGTCATCGGGTGTCGGGATGCCGTTGGCGTCGTGGGGGTACAGGGTGGGACCACCCCCGCCTGCCGGGATGTACGGCAGTGACGTGGCCTGGGGACTGGTGTCCCACATGATCTGACCGCTGATGTCCACGATCCGGCGTCCCCGGAGCTGCGCCACGGCCTCTTCCGGTGTGGCCCTCCCCTTAATGGACAGGGCGACCTCCACCAGCTCCATACTGGTGAGGTGGCGCGGGGACCAGGTGGCCAGGTCGCGCCCCTTGTTGAGGTGGCGCGCCAGGGCCTCCAGCTCTGCCAGCACGGCGCGTGTCTTGCTCGCCCCGTGCAGCATGGCCTCTTCCAACTGGTCCGCCGTGATGTCCCCGGGCTCCACCGAGATGCCCTGGTACCCGCCACCGGCACGGATCCGCGCGTTGAGCAGGTCGGCAAGCTGCTGCCGCATGGCATCACGCGCCGCTGCACGTGCTGCCGCATCGGTCGGCATGGTCGCCAGGTCGTCCGCACGAAACTGCTGGATGTCCTCGCGCTGCTGACTGATGTCCGCCAACTGCTGCTGATAGTAGGGAATCGACTGGCCGCGCCCCGGGTTGGTCCCGGTGGCGACGTCCTCACCCTCCTGGACATACGTCAATGAACACGCGCAATTCGGACCGCCCGCGCAGATGTCCCCGAACCCTCCGTCCCCAGGGTAGCCCGGGAGGGTGTGGAACGTGAACAGCTTGCCCGCGCGGTCCAGGCACGGCCTGCAGTGGTCCGCCGCGCCCAGCTCCCACCTGATCTGGTAGTCCTGGCCGCCCTCCGTGCGCACCGTGGTGCCGTACGCCGCGTTGTACGCCGCGTTGACGGTGTTGCCGTACATGGCAAGCCTGTTGGCCAGGTCGGCAAGCATGCCGACCGTGAGCACGGTGGACAACAGCCCGATGAGGAAGCCGCGCTGGTTCTCCGCCCGGGTGGCCGCGTCAGCGGTGACGGAATCGTCGTCTGACGGGTCCTCGTTCCCGTCGTCCTCGGACAGGCTGTCGTCCGAGGCACGGAACCCGTGGTCGGCCCTGGCGTCCTTGGCCGCATGGGTCATCGCCGTGCGGTAGCCGGACGCAAGGAGCGCCACAGCCGTGTCGGTCGCCTGCGGGACCGTGGTGCGGCCGTCCTTGAGCGAGGCGCAGACGTCGGTGAGCCGCGCGGTGACGTGGTCCACGGTGGCCTGCACACGACTGTCCCGCCGCGCCTGGTGCGCAGCCCCTTCCGGGCTGCGTTTGTCCGCCTTGCCCGTCGCCGGAGCGGCAGGCTTCTTGGCGGAAGTCGCCAGGGACGAGGATCCTCCGGGCTTGGAGGCGGTGGCATTAGCGCCCTCGGCCGCGTCGTGCCCCGGGGACTGCCCTGCGTTGCCCGTGACGGGCTTGGCAGGCTTCGCCGGTCCCGGAGTGCCACCGGACGCCGGAGCGGCTCCAGGAGCCCCGCCAGGGGGGATTGCGGCCTGCTGCTGGGCAGGGGTGACGCCGGGGGGCAGTTCGAGCAGCGGCCCGTTGACGAGGTTGGTAGCCCGTGCCTGGGACGCCTCCGTGAGGGGGACCCAGCCACCGGCCACGGTCGCCCACCCGGGATCCGAGGTCTCCGGCAATCCCCACGGCTGCAGGCCCAGTTCGTCCCGCGCCTCATCAATGGAGCGGAAGGCCGCGCCCACCTGCCCGATCAGCATGGTGGTCTTGGTGGCCTCGTCCTCCTGCTCTTCGAGGCCCTCGAACACGAACCGCATGTCGTCCTGGCCGCACACGTCCTGCAGGACGGCCGTCATGATGTCGGCAATGAACGTCAGCATCGGCTTCGTCGCCTTGCGCTGCTGCACGCTCTGCGACGCCTTGGCCATTTGATTGGACGCGCCGGGACTGACCGTGGTGGAGACCTTGGGCGAGATGCCCAGTTCCATCGGTTGAATATCGAATGCCATGCAATTCATTTGTGCACCACCCGTTGTGAAGTACGAGTGGTCCTCCTGCACATTCAGGTTCCAGACAACCTGATCCGTGTAGTCGGAGGCTTCGTTCGCCTGCACGGCGCTGGTGAGGTAGCCATCCTCCAGCTTGTAGCTGTTCGGCTTCTGGGAATCCGTCACCCACTGCACAACATAGATGAATCCCTGACCACCCATTTTGCGGCCACCGAAGGACGTCTCCGGCTGCTTCTGCGTACGGATGCCCGCAGCGTGCCCGCACATGGCCGCAACGAGGCGCATCTGCCAAGCGAGGCTCTTACTGGCGGTGTAGCCCCTGAATCCGTTCGACGTCGTACAGCCGTCGCCGTTGATCCAGCCTTCGAGCAGCCCTTCGAAGAACTCCCTCGAACCGTCCCAGGCCCATTCTGGCAGCACTTTATCGACCGCAGTACCACACGAGAACAGGTCTCCCAATGCCGTGCTGTACGCCTCTACATACACAACTTCGGTACCCGCTTGGGCTCGACGGACTGTGTCTATCCCAAAGATGTCGGATACAGCCTTGGATACCACGTCGTGGTAGTCGGCCTCCTTTTTGTGGAAGGACCAGACAATACGCCCCCGACTGTACGACCCCTCAGCCATGTAATACCCTAGCAGCAGGCCGAGCTGTCGATCCATGCAGATGTACGTTGGAAGAGACTTGGCCTTGGGGGAATAACTGCGTGGCAGCCATTCGGAAACGTCCAGCTTGGCGTCATTGGACCCGAGCTCTGGAATGGGCATAGTGACGCTGTCGAAATCACCACGAGATTTTTTAGCTTTGATCTCCTCGGCCGGAACCCAGGAAACCTCCTTGAGGAAACTCTTGTGGCTGGCAGTCTGCCCCTTGCGGGCTGACCAGAACTTGTGGTTGTCGGTCACCTCGATCGTGTCGAAGCCCCGAGCGGACACCTTGCGTACCGGGCGATCGCCCCGCTCGTTCTTGAACTTGGCCAGGACAGGACGCCAGCGGTTCCGGTGCGTCAGAACCTGGTCGCCCACCTCGATATTCTCGACAGCGACCAGACCGCGCTTCGTCAGGATCTCGGTGCCGGGGACGACGCACACCTGATTCATGACGATCTCATCGAATTGGTCTGCGATCTGGGGGGACTTCTGCGGGTCCACCTTGGAGTCTGCTGGAAGTACGATGATCTTGTGCTTCCACGCAGGGTCCCCCGCAATGGCGTTCAGCGCGTCCTGCAGCTCCCGAATCTGATTGGGCGTCATATTCGCGTTGACACCGCCCGGGGAGACGAAGACCGCCGGAACAGTTCCCTCGCGGAAGTAGTCCAGTTGGTACCCCTGCTTTTGCAGGCCCGACATGACCGGGATCAGCGCACGCTCAATCGGCGGGAAGCCGTAGGGCGTCCACCGGCGCGGGGTCATGGGGAGGTAAAGAAGCTGATCCGCCTTGTAGCGGTTCATCTCCGCGCCCTGCAGGCCGCCCTCTTCGATGTCCCGCTCGTTGATCAGCGTCATCAGGTCGCAGCGGGGCACACCGTACAAGTACTGCTGGTACGCGGGCGCGGGGGGGCGCGGGCGCTCCCCGTGCAGTCCGAGAAGGGGCCGAATGGTGGGCCCGTTGATCAGGGACAGGGAATCCAGGTCAGACCCCAGCAGCCCTTTCCCCGTGCCCTTCTTCGTGCTCTTCGCCCACTTCTGCCGGAACAGCAGGGAAAGGGCGTCGAACACCAGGATCTCTTCCAGGAACGCGTCAATGAACGTGTTCCACGAGAAGTAGTCGGGGTCCGGCTTGCGGAAGAACTTGACAGCCTCCGCACGCCTGCTGCCGAAATCCTTCATTGCGCCACGGTCACCGCGCATCGTCTTCGCCGCATCGAGGCTGGGCATGATGTCCCATTCGATACCGCGTACCTCTGCCTTGCGCAGCTGAATGCACGCACGGGCCACCGAGTACAGGTCTGCCAGGGTGCGCAGGGTGTTGAAGTCGCACAGCTTGATGCCCTCGGAACCGGGCTGCCCGGTCGGGAGGTTGTACCCCGGTTCGTACTGGAACAGTCGCGGGTCCGGGAACTCCGTGCCCTGGGCCGGAGCGTCCACCGGAACAGGCAGGATGGGGCTGAACGGCCCGAACGCACCGTTGGTGAAGGTCTCCGTGGGACGCGGCAGGTAGCCCTGGTACGCGCCCCCCCACGTGGCTGTAGCACCCCCGCTGGTCAGCTCCTGGGCCAGCGGGGAGAAGCTTCCGTAGCCCGGGGCTGTGGCGAGTCCCTGGGGAGCAGGGGTGGGTCGTGCTCCGCCGGGAATGCTCTTCGCGCCCATGATGATGCTGCCGCGAGATGCCACGGTCACCCCCTTCTGTTGCCGGATGTTCTGCTGTAACCTGTGGAGCCCAGGTGCGCCCGCTACCCCTCACCGGTGGCGGGCGCACCTGGAGTTGCGGGGCGGTACTAGACGATCACCGCTGAGTCACGGCGGTTCCGCTGGATGTTGCGGTCGTCGTCACGGTTGCTGTCGTTGATCCGGATGTTGATTGGCGGGGTGGTGTCACGTCCGCACGGGTCACAGGAGCGTCCGCACGGGTCACAGGAGCGTCCGCACGGGTCCGCCTTGGCACAGGTCGCCTCAAGAATGTCGATCTTGGTGTGGAGCTGGGTCTCCAGCGCCGTGTGGCGGATGAGGTCCCGCTCCCCCCGCAGGTCGTCCTTGTGGTTGACCAGGTTGCGGGTGCGGTCGTGGTCGTCCCGGTCGCGGCGCTCGAAGCTCTGCATCTCGGACAGGTTCCGGTCCGCCAGCTGGCGGATCAGGTCATGAGTGCGGTCCTCACGGTCCCGCAGGTAGAGCCTGGTCTCCAGCTCACCGCGCTGTCCCGCCTCACGGGTGAGAAGGGCCTCCGAGGTGACGTCGTGCGCCAGACCCGTCAGGCGGACCTCGTTGCGGCGGTCGGCAGCGACAGCGTCACGTGACAGCTCCTCATAGAGGTGCCGCTGCTCCGTCTCGATACGACGCTCCGCCGCGTCGACACGGTTGTCAAGACGACGCTCCACGTCGTCCGCACGGACATGAAGGCGGCGCTCACTCGCGTCAAGGTCACGCTCAAGGCGCGTGACACCGTGATCCACGTTGCGGTCACTGACCGCCTGCCCCAGCTCCACGCGGCTGAGGTGATCACTGGTGCGGGCCGCCTGGTCGTCAATGTTGCGGTTGATCCCAGCCTGTCCCAGCTCCACACGACCGAGGTGGTCACTGGTCTGGGCTGACTTGCCGTCAATGTTGCGGTTGGTCTCGCACAGTTCGCGCTCGACCTGGCGGAATCCGTCACTGGTCCGGTCGTCACTCAGTCGCTGGCCGCGCTCGGTGGCGAAGAAGCCCCGGTCCATGTCCCGGGTGAGTCCCGCCTGTCCACGCTCCACCCCGAAGAGGCCCTGAGAAGTGTCCCGACGCACCGCATCGACATCCCGCTCCACTCCACGGAAACCGTCGCTGGTCCGGTCGTCACTGAGACGCTGACCGCGCTCCGTGGCGAAGAACCCCTGTGCCGTGTCCCGCCGGACCGCGTCCGTGTCCCGAACGGTGCCGAGAAACCCGCTGCTGAGGCGGTCGTCCGTGTCCCGCTGGCCCCTCTGCACACCGGTGAAACCCTGCAGGACGTCCTTGTCGACGTCGTAGATCTCACGGTCCACACCACGGAAACCGGCGTCCACATTCCGGTCCGTGGACGCCTGGCCCTGGGTGAGGCCCAGCGTGGCCTGCGCGAGGCCCTTGTCCGAATTGGCCTGGCCCTGCGCCAGACCCAGGACACCCTGCGTCACGATGTTGTCGGTGTTGGCCTGCCCCTGCGCAAGGCCGAGCGTGGCCTGGTCCACACCGCGATCGGTGTTGGCCTGCCCCTGGACGACGCGGGCGAAACCACTGTTGATATCCCGGTCGATATCACTCTGACCACGCTGGACGTGCTGGAAGTTGCGGTCCGACTGGGCGTCGAGGAACATGGCGTCCTCGTTGAGCTGGCGCGCAGCCCCGAGGAAGCCGTTACTGATGTTCTGGTCGAGGACACGCTGCCCGCGCTCCTCGAACAGCGTGTCGTCCTTCCAGTCCCAGCCGCGCGGCGACTGGTCGCGCATGGTGGTGACAACAGGGAGCATAGGTGTTGAAGACGGCTCGGTCATTCCATTGTCCTCTTGTGGAGTTTCTTCCCCGGCCTCGTGACCGGATTCCATAAGGGGCTTCGGTGAGGTACTGCCCTGTACTTCGTTGTCTACAGTGCCTGGGTCGTCCTGGGGTGTTGGAGGACAATTCACGCACATGGTGGTTCCGTCCTTCCCTACTCCTCGGAAGAACTGTCGGGTGGGACGGTCTGGGGGGATTGGAAATCAGGCCACTGAGACACGTTGACCTCAGCGGGATCAAACCGTCCGAAAGCCCAGGAGGCTTCGCAGTACCGCTCGAAGTGCTCTGCGAACACGTCCAGCTGTTCCCTGGTCCCCCACGGGAAGGGGGGTGTCAGCTTGACCTCGGTCCGGGTGGCGGGGTTGAGCGCGAGGAAGACGCGCGCGCCTCCGCCTGGCGTCAGGTCGCAGACGAATCTCACGTGTCGGGGTCCTCTTCGTAGGCTTCGGCGGGGAATACCACGTCGGATTCCCACGATCCGTTCTGCCAGTACTCCACAGCGATGCGGGAGCCGTCTGGGTGGTGCTCGATGCGTTTGATGCGCGGGCACGGCTGGCGGTCCATGGGGAGCTTGGCCACATGGTAATGAATGCCCGCGCAGTGGTGGCATGCCGTGCGGCCCTCAATGCGACCCTCGAAGATGGCCTGTGCGTCGGCCTTCTGATCCGGCGTCAGTTCGTGATCGTTCAACTCAGGCCCACCCACTGACTGTTGAACGGGGCCGGAGTAGTCATACTGGACAGGGTGACGTTCGTCAGCGACGTCGCTGTCCCCGTGATGACCCCGTACCGCATACTTGCGCCTGTCTGGCCCGCGTTGGACGTCGTGCCGCCTCCGGTCGCCTTGAAGTTCAGCGCGGCACCCGAGACAACGCCGTTGAACAGGAAGGCCACGTAGTAGCGTCCTGCAGCAAGCTGCTCCGGGAACGGGGAGAGCAGGGGGATGACATTGACCTTCTGGTCGGCTGCCGTGGACCATATAGTAGTCTGGTCCGCCGATGACGCGAGCAGGGTACCGGACGAGTTGTAGAGGCCCACAAAATTCGCATTGGACGTCAGCCCGGTGAGCTGCGCGCCGGAGAGTCCGTACACGATATTGGTAACGGTGGCCGCTTCGCGCAGAATGATTCCCGTCAGGAAGATGTACCCGTTCACGCCTGTTGTGGGAACAAATGTCGTGCCCGCACTGGACGGATCGTAGTTCCACGCCACAAGCCCCTGATCGGAGGGCATCCATTCGTACGCGGGGTGCGTGTGGCCCGCATCCGCCACCTTGCCCGTGCTACCGGCACCGAGAGTGCCCAGAGGTTGGATGTCCGTGGCCGTGGCGTCGATGAGCGGAATCTGGCCGAACGCAGCCGCGTCCTGGGCACCGGAACCGTTGGCGACACTCGTGATCTTCTGGCTGTTGTTCGACCATGCGGCTGCGGGGGGTCCGTCTGCCGCGACCACGTCCAGCGTGTTGGCCTTGATAGTCAGCGCGCCCCCGCTGCCTCCGATGACCACGGAGGTGTTGGCCGCTGTCAGCGTGGCCAGTTCGCCGTTAGAGATCGGGGAGCCCCAGGAGCCGTTCGTCTTCGGGCCGTAGTAGAACCCGACATTGGTGGTGTCCTGGTAGTAGTCGCCGTTGTTTCCCAGGTCCCCGGGAGGTGCGCCGATGCCGACGCGCATCACGGATCCGAACATGGTCGACTGCTGGATCACGGGGGACTCCTGGGAGGTGTCAGGGTGCCGCTGCGGGCTGGACGTAGAACAGGCCGACCACGACGGCGGTAGCGTCGGTGTCCCCGGGATCCATCCACAGCGTGAGCGCGTACGTACTGCCCGGGGTGAGCGCGGTGGTGGCCGTGGGGGAGAGCACGGCGGTCACGGTCACCGCGCCTGTGTTGACCGTGACCGAGCCGGACGATGTGGGCGCGGTGGAACTGACAGTCGCTGCGGGTGTTCCCGTGGACGCGGGGGCGTCACGAAGGACCAGTTCGAACACCTTGCCCGCGATGGACGCGGGCAGCCCGTTGGCGGTGGTGAACACGTACGTCCACTGGCTGCCCGCAGGGACCAGCGTGGTGAACGGCAGGGGAAAGCTCATCGCAGTTTCCTCCCCAGGACCTGCTCCGCCATGGAGGACGCCTCGCAGAGTGTCTGGTGGGCCTTCCGCGCCTCGGTGTACTCCGTGTACCGCTCCCACGTGTTCGCCACCCAGGCGCGCCCGCAGCGGTACTCCGGGGTGGCGTGGCACAGCAGGACGCGGGGGAGCTTCACCGGGGCACCCACGTACGGCCGGTCCGCCAGGTCGTGGGGTGTGGACTTGACGCTCATGCATCCCCCGTGGGAGTGTCGGGGCACCAGCAGGACCCTGTGAGGCAGTCGGAGCAGTGCTCATGGGGCGTCAGCGACTCCCAGTCGGTCTCGGGGAGGTCGCGGGTCAGCAGTGTTTCAGTCACGGTCTTCCGGTGGTTCTACGGGCGCACGGCAGTGCGGGCAACGGGTGCGCAATTGTTTCGTGGACGGGTCCTCGATGAGGAATCCCTTCCGGCAGTGGGTGCAGTTCACGGTCCCGTACGCACTGGCCCATGAGCCCATGGACAGCCCCTTGAGTTCCACGACGGCCCAGACCAATGCATCGAGTCTATCGGGGCTTTTGGTCCCTGAGACGGCTGTCCACGTGCAGAGTTGATCTTCGAGTTCCGGAAAGGACCCCACATGATGGACACGGTGCTGTGAGTACAGCGCCGCAACAGGTTCCGCACGGATCACCTTGCCCCGGGACGCCCGAACAGCCCGATAGGGCACATTGGGGTCCACCGTGCGCAGCAACGATCCGATGTAGTCCCCGCCGTTGTTGACTTCACCCACCACACAGTCGGCGTTGTGGGTCTTGTACGCCTGGACGACACGCAGCATGGTTTCGTGGGGCGTACCCTGGAACGAGTAGTCAGCCAGCACGTAGCCCTGTCCTTGGCCGTCCTCGCCTGCCACCACGATGCCGGTCTCATCACTGTCCTCGTTGGACGTGACAGCGGGGTCGATGGCGACCACGATCCGTACCAGGTCGGGGACATCCTCGGGGCGGATGCGTGTCGCGTCGATGTCCGACCGCTGCCACAGGGAGCCCTCGATGTCCTCCAGGAGCTCACCTTCAAGCTCCTGGCGACCCAGGCGCGTGCCCTCGTACCGGCGCTTGAGCTCCGCGAGGGCCGTGGCCGACAGGTTCGCGGAATTCTCCCACGTAGATCCACGGGTGACGTGGACCGAGCCGTCGTTGCGGTTGATCAGGTCCCGGATAAGGACCGTGGGTCGCGGCGTGGTAGTGACGACGATCCTGGGGTTCTCGCCCTTGCGGAGCGCGGGGACCAGACCTTCATGCCAGGTCTGCTCGTATCGCCAGCTCCCGAGTTCCTCGCACCAGGCACCCCACAGGTTGGCACCACGGGCACGCTCGGGCTGGTCAGCCGAGTAGCCGTAGATAGTCGCGCCGTTGGAGAGGACGATCTGCAGTTCGTTGCGGCGGTACTGGTGGAGTTCACCGGGCTGCATGGCTGCGAGGATTCCCGTGGATCCCTCAATGCAGACCTTGCGGGTGTCACGGAACGTCGGGGCGAAGACGGCCCACTCACTGTCCGGGTTCGCCATGGCCTGGTGGACGATCCAGTTGGATCCTACCAGGGACTTGCCGAATCCGCGCCCTGCCATGAGAAGCCAGATGTTCCACGTGTCGTCGTTCCGGCCGCAGCCGCAATCGTGACGCGGATCGTCAGGGGCGAGTTGCTTGGGACGTGCCGTGGGCAGGTACGTGCGCGGAACCGGGCGCTTGCGCAGCTCGTCCTTGCGGTGCTGCAGGTGGCGCAGGTACTTGAGCCGCTGGAGTTTGAGTTCAGCCAGGGACCTCGGCTCGCCCTCAGCTGGCACCGAGAACTTCCCGCTCCAGCTTGGCGATCTCGGCGTCGATCACGTCGATGGTGACTACCTCAATCTTGGTGGAGGCGTCCAGTCCTAGCATCTTGGCACGCCGTTCCTTGACCCTGATGATGCGGTCAAGCACCTTCAGCGGGTACTCCATGTCGGCCATGGGCTGCCCGAGGTCGTTCCGGATGACCTTGCCGTGGCTGACCATGATGTGGCCTTTACGAAGCATCTTCCATGCCTCGTACTCCAGCTCGTCCAGGGACCGGAGCTCCATGAGCTTGGTCTCATCTCCGGCGAACCGTGCCATCTGCGCGGTTGCCCGGCGGATTGCGGCAGCGACGAGGCGCTCATCGTCCCCGAATTCGAGGTGCGCACCGATCTCTTCCAGCGTCCAGCCGATGGCCTTGAGCCGCGCGGCCTCGCGGTCGCGGCTCTTCCCCCGGGTGATGTCGGCCCCGGGTGCAGGCATGGGGAGCAGGTTGTTCCCGTTGTTCCAGTCAGTCACGGGGACCTCCGTGTGTACGTTCGCGCCGCCTTCACCGTAGGCGAGAATGGGTGAGGGGATACCTCAACGCAGGTACAGGTATCCCCTCGGCACCAATATACACAACAATCGTCCGTGTGCAAACCCGGGAAGGAAAGAATTTTCTGAGAGGTGGGGTTGACACCGGTGTCCACACCCCGTAGCGTCCTCACTGTCAGCACGAGGAAGCGACGAGAGAAGCGGAACGATCATGGACAAGCTCATCAGGCTGCAGCCCTCCCCGCGCGTGGACAACATCGTGGACGGCAGGGAAATGTACCAGCTTCCCTACCCGTACACGGTCGCCGAGGACGGCAAGATCGCGAATCAGGACTTCTGGCAGGGCGAGATGTTCGCTGTCATCGGGTTCCAGCAGGACCCCGCTGTCCAGAGAATCGACCTGTGGTGGAAGGACGCGGCCGAGGACCCGCAGAAGGCCGTGGGCATGTACCTCGTCACCACCAGCAGGGCCGGAAACTGGAGTGTCCACGACACGGCGATCCGTGACGCCGAGGTGCTGGCGTAGTGAACGACAAGGAGAGGACCATGGAAAGGACCGCACAACCGCCCAAGCCCCCGTACGGGGTACGGCTCAAGTACGACGACCAGGGGAACCTGTGCGTCGGGGCGCTGTGGCAGAAGTGGCGCGCACCAGTGTGCGAGGTGTCCATTGAGGCGCGCGACCACACCGGACGCCGCTATACCGTCACGCGTATCCTGGCCGGGGGCATCCTGGCGTTCGGTGCGAAGAAGCGCACGGGCTTCGTGACGCTGCTCTTCGTGACGCCTTACGGCGCTGTGAAGACGCACCGGGTCAAGGCACCTATGGCGGACCGGGTGTTGGACTGGGCCGCCGCGTTCAACTTGTGGAACGGCATGTCCGCAGGAACCGTTCCGGAACAGAGGAGAACAGCATGATCGAACTTCGCAAGGGGCAACCGGCCGTCACCCTGGCCAAGGTGCCCATCCTTCATGCCACGGTCGCGTGGCCGGACGTCACCGACTACGACGTGTTCGCCGTGGTGCTGTACGCAGACGGGACGTCGGAGGACGTCAGCGCGTTCGGTGCGCACCGTCGCCGCGCCAAGATGGCCACGGACGACGGTGCGGTGAAGCACCTGGGGGACGTGCGGCGCGGGGACGGCTCCATGGCGGAGGAGACGGTGGAGATCCGCCTCAACGACCGGATCAGGGCGGTGGTGCCGGTGGCCTACAGTGCCCAGTCCAACGGGCAGGGCTCGTTCCGGCGGCACCAGGTGTCACTGATCGTGGACACAGGTGATCCGGAGACCACGGTGCGTGTGGGATCGGCCAACGCCAGTGACAACGACCAGGTGTACAGCTGCGCCATCGCGGTGATCGAGAACACGCCGGACGGCATTGTGGTCCACGGGTTGGAGGAGTACTCGCGGCCCCGGTCGGAGAACAGGCCCGAGGTGCGCCTGACCAACGGTTCCGTGGACGTTCGCATGGACGCAGGGCCGCGCAACGACTACAAGAAGTGATCACAGCCGTGGTACACTGGTGGGAAGAAACACGAGGGAGGAATGACCGTGGCGAAGAGGATTGCTGACGCGCTGGGATGGATGTGTCCCTGCGGGTTCGAGAGCCGCATCCCGTACCGGCCGCACGTCTGCTACAACGGCGGGAGGAAGGGCAAGTGACAAGGGCTCAACGCGGCATCCTGGCGCAGTGGGTCTGCCAGTGGTGCGGCTACGCACGGTCCGGCTTCGGCTCGTCTATCAAGACGTGCGGCGGCTGCGGCAAGGTCGGCAAGGGCCGTTGACAGGGTGGGAACGCGTCGTAGGGCATGGGTTTTCGACATGGACGGGACACTCTGTGACGTGTCGGGGATCCGGCACCTGGTCACGGGTCCTGTGCGCAACTTTGACGCGTTCCACCGCGCGTCCCTCAGCTGCCCGCCCCATGACTGGGTGGTGGACGCGGCACGGGAGAAGGCCGATCAGGGGCTCGATGTCCTGATCGTCACCGCGCGGAGTTTCAGGTACCAGCGTGTGACAGGCTTCTGGCTGGCGCTGCACGATGTGCCGTCCGCAGGCGTGTGGCTGCGTCCTGATGGTGACTACCGGCCGGACGCCGAGGTCAAGCGGGACATTTTCACCCACCTGATGACCTGGTGGGACATTGAAGGAGCGCACGACGACAACCCGTCCGTGCTGGCTCTGGAAGAGGACTTGGGCATCCCGACCGTACGGGTGCCCGGATGGGAGGAGCAGTGGACATGACGGACAGCGGACCACCGGGCCGCACATGGGGTGTCAAGAGCCTTCTGAGGGCTGCTGCGGGGGGCCTATGGCTCCTCTGGGACGTCGTCAGGGACGCCGTGACAGTCATTGGTGCCCTGGCTGCGGGGGCTGCACTAGGCGTCCTGTGCGCCTACTTCATCCTGCGCCTGATGATCGCCTACGTCTTCTGACGCAGGATGCGGGCGATAGTGTGGACAACGGGGGAGCCGCCCGCTAGGGTGGTTCCCACGGCACAAGGAAGCGACGGAAGGAGCGACGATGCCGAAGCACCCCGGGGACGACGACAGTCCCGAGATGCGCAAGTACCGGGAGAAGCTGGTTCGGGCAAGGGCCACGAACCAGCCGCCCGCCAGTGGCGGAGGTTGCGGAGGGGCCGCGATGATGCTGGTCACCCTTCTCCTGCTCATCGGCTCTGTGGCCTACCTGCTCAGTTGAGACTCCTCTGCCACCGGTACGACCCAGGGGTGGGAGCCCCGGTGGCAGAGGCATTTCCCGGAAGTCGCCGGGCGCGGCAGCCGTACGGGTAGCCCCCGTACGGACAAGGCGGGTTCGAGTCCCGCCCGGGAAGCCCGACTGCAGCAATCCGCTGCGGTTCAGGAAGGAAGAGGAAACGACATGTACCCCGAAGTTCGGACGTACCTGGACGCCGTGACAGCTGCCCGGAACACCCACGACAAGGACCGCAGTGACCTGCAGTCGCGCCGGTCCGAGTACGAAACGCAGGGAACCCCGTGTACCGGGTGCGGCTCCTCGCACAGTGGTGTCATCTCGGGCGAGTACTACGAGAAGCAGCGGGATATCTTGGCCACGTACAATGCCAGGAAAAGTGCCGCGTGGCTGGCACTGAAGGACACCAGTGCGGACCCGCTGGTCGGGTTCATCGTGGACAACTGCGGGGAATGGAAGGATCAAGCGCTGCTGATCTTGAGTGCGCTCCCTGCCTCCGTGGAGGAGTTGTGCCGGATCGCCGACGACGGCGAGTGGTGCAGCGTGTGGGACGGGTTCCTCGCCAGGGCACGGAACGCTGGCGTGCTGCCGGGCAGTGTGCTGCTGTCCCCGGAGCGCGTGGAACTCCTGTACTAGTGTCGCGACTACGATCTAACCAGGGAGGGCCTGCGCAAGTTCACGGCACTGCTGGACGCCGTCGTAGCTGCCGAATCCAACCCCGTTGCTGCTGACGGTAGTTGACGACGCGTGAGGTCCACAGTACTGTAGACCTCACGCAAGCCCCGGTAGCTCACCAGGCCAGAGCACCGCCCTTGTAAGGCGGAGGCAGCGGGTTCGAGTCCCGTCCGGGGCACTGCACCACCCCACGACAGTCAGCCGTGGGCCAGGAAGAGGGAAGGAACGACACATGTACACTGAGGTTGAGGCGTTCATCGCTGCGCGTGACGAGGCGCTTTGCGTGTACGACGAGAAGCTGCGTGACCTGCAGTCGCGCCGGTCCGAGTACATGACGTCCGGAAACTGCGGCTGCAGCAACAGCGAGTGCCTCCAGGGCGGAGTTTCCCCCGAGTACACCACACTGTCGGGTGGCATCCGCACGGAGCAGGACGTCACGGTCAACACCGCGTGGAACCGCATGAAGCTGGACAGCGCTGACCCGCTGGTGGGCTGGATCGTGGACAACTGCAAGGACTACCAGTCCGAGGCCCTCGTCATCCTCAGTGCGCTCCCGGCCTCAGCGGAGGAGCTGGAGCAGATTGGCAATGACCAGAGCTGGTGCCACATCTGGACCCAGTTCCTGGAGCAGGCGCAGAATGCGGGTGTGCTGCCGGGCAGTGTACCACTGTCCCCGGCGCGCCAGGAGCTGGTGACCTGGTTCCGGAACCAGGTCACCAGTCACGCACCGTACCGGCGGACGCTGCTGACGATGGTGGACGCCGTCGTGGCGGAATCCACGGCCACGCCTGCGGATGCCGCTGCGGAGTAGCGGACCGGGGGTCCATGCGGTACTATGGACCCCACATGCCCCCGTAGCTCATCGGGTAGAGCACCGCTCTCGTAAAGCGGAGGTGACAGGTTCGAGACCTGTCGGGGGCCCACGTCACCCAGGACAGGGGTTCTGTCGAACCGGTGAGGGCTTGCCGTAGACGTGAAAAAGCCTGGTTAGCTCCTGTCGTCCAATGAGGGCACGCGCCTACCGGAGGTGCGGGATACGGGTTCAGCGCCCGTCAGGAGCACGGTTGGTGCCTGCGGAAACCCTTACTCCGCCACGGCGTTGACATCCTGGGAGGAACAATGGGTCGACTGATCTGCATACCACGGCCCCACGGCGGGGCGGGTAGGAGAGGTCGCCATGGTCAAGTCGTCACCCCACACTCAGTGGAAGAAGGGCTGTCCGTTGTGCAGTATGCACAAGGGCAACCGGAACGGGGATACGGTACGGACCCCGTGGGCGGTCCTGCGGCAGTTCGGTGTCAAGCGCCGGTACAGCCGCAACCGGCTGACACGGGAGCAGCGGGACGAGTAGTATGCGGGACACGGGACGTACGATCTCATACATCGTACTGCTCCTGACGCCCTCACCAGGGCGGGACGCGCAAGAGACGGACCGGTGGTGGCCGGAACGGTGAGCGCGGTTCGGGACTGTAGCTCAGCCGGAAGAGCACTCGTCTGAAACACGAGAGCGCGCAGGTTCGACCCCTGCTGGTCCCACGCGTAGTACAGTAATCCAGGAAGAGGCCACGAGAGGAAGGAGGATCATGGACTACGTCAAGAACCAGCTTGTCCTGCGTGGCTCGAACCGTCGGATCCGCATCGAGTCGGGACCGTGGACTACACGTCACGCTGATGACGAGTGCGGCGTTACCCGCCAGGAGCGGTACTTGGTGGAGGTGCTCGACAACAGCGAGTACCGGTTCATCGCGACGGACGAGCTCTTCCCGCTGGAACCCGTGGTAGGCAATCGGGTGATGCGCAGCGATTCCGCCTGCGTCTACATCATTCGTTACGTGAGCGATTACAACATTCTCGTGGAATCGCAGGACGGACAAGTGTTTACCTACTCACGTGTCGCCTGGGAATGTAGCCTCGCTAACGGTTCCGTTGCCGTGGTTATCTCGTGAACGCTGCCACCGGACCCATCCCCGCCATCCCGTTGACCAAGGAGACCACCGTGAGCGCGAACGTCAGCAACTACCCGGGTGGACGTACCGTCGTCATGCGCCGCATCGAACGGCCCGTCCTGCTGAACGTGCCCTACGGCAATACCAGTACCGGGACTGCCGACCAGATGCGGGCCGCGCTGGACTCCACCGAAGCGGCGTACCGCGAGGTCTACAAGCTGGCTGCGACCCAGGCGATTCCGCCGGGTGCGATCCTGGTCACGCCGTCCGACCGCGTCATCACTGTGCACTTCACGGTGGAGGATTCCGCCTTGTGATCCCGCTGCACCTGACAGGCCCTTTCCACCCTACGCTCCTGGCCTTCTGGTGCGCTCACGTGTGGGCTCCTGTGCCACCGCAGGAGCCGCCTGTGTACGACCCCGAGAAGACAGCTCTCCTGCCCGTCCAGCGGGTGTACGGGCCGGAGACCACCCAGGAGATCCCGAGAGTTCCCGTGCCACCCATGGTGGACTGGGACGAGGACGACGGGTAGGGCGGGGTCCACCAGGAAGCGGATGAGGAAGGAACAGCCATGGACCACGTCAGGACGTGCCATTGTGGACACGAGGTGCAGCCAAAAAGCGTGTACTGCTCGTGGCTGTGCCGCAACGAAGACGACCGTCACGACGACTGAGAGGAAGATGATTATGGGCGACATCGGGACTGAGAAGAAGACCGTGACGTTCGAACCGTTCCCCGGGACAGCTCCCGAAGAGGCTCCCGCTGCGCCGGTCGAGGTGCCCGCTGAACCCGTTCCGGTTCCCGCATGAGGGGTTTCGGGAGTGACGCGGGGGAGCTCAAGGAGTCCTCCGCCCTGGTGCCGGGGGTCCTGCGCGGGTACCGGCGGTTCATGTTGCTGGAGGACCCCGCAGGGCGACTTTTGCATTACATGTCATCCATGCCGGATCCTCGTCCCTACCGGATGCCGACCTACGCGGAGTGGCTGGAGGACCCGAGGATCCTCGGTGCGCCCACGAGGACGACCAACCCCCTCGGGCTCTCCGCCATGGTAGCTCCACGACTGTTCATGCGACCTGGAGAGAACACCGCACGGTGCCTCATGACGCCCTACTATGGTAACAGCGCCTGGTCCCACACGGCACCAGGCAACGACTGTATATGCGGGTTCTACGGGTACTACACGCCGAGACTGATCAATGACACCGGCAACGGCATTGAGAACACTGTGGTGGCTGCAGTCGAGGTGTACGGGAACGTCGTCCTTGGAACCAAGGGGTTCCGTGCGGAGAAGCTGCGCCTGGTCGCCCTGGTGCGGCCTACAGAGTACGAAGCGCGGGTGCACAGATACGAGAAACTCCAGGTGCAGTGGCGTGCTCTGGTGGAGGCGTACGGCGTCCCCTGTTTCGACACCGTGGACACGATGTTAGCCACGTACCCGCCACAGGACGTCTCGGAGCTACTGCCCCGGGAGAAGGTGGACCTGGTCAAGAAGGCGCGTTTCCCGACGATCACCGCACCCTGGGGATCCCTGCACCACTACTCTCCCATGATGCCGTTGATGTATAGCATGTCAGGTTTCTTGAGCTTCATTCCCGTCACACCGGATCCCGTACCGCAGTGGGTGAGGGACATCGCAACCGCCCACGCCATGGATCCTGCGGACGTGCTCGACGCACTGAAGAAGATCGGGATCACACCCGAGGATCCTACTGCACTTATCACATGGTGAGAAGAATTTGTGTTTATTGTTCGGACACGGATTCTTCTCACCGTGTGATGGACACCATAGCCGGAAGGAAAGGAAGCGACCATGTTCACCGCAACGAGGATCACCGCACCGACCCAGGATGAGCTCCACACCATCGCCGTGCATGCACAGAAGGTGGCGTGCACGGCGGACAGCAGCCACCACCTGGTCCAGCAACACGACATTGTGGACGAGGGTGATACACACCTGCAGTGGGGCGTCCACCACGCCGCGCCCGGCTTCACCGACTAGCGAAGAGGTCCTGTGTGCCCCGTACCGTGCATGTGGTGGTCACCGGCTCCCGAACGTTCCGGGACCGTACGCAGGTCGCTGAGGCGCTGGAGGCGTCACGTGAGGGCTATGACGCCATGGTCGTCCTGGTCACGGATGCCGGGGGTGCCGCAGCCGTGGCGCACGAGTACACGGAGCACCTGGGCGACACGTCGGTGACGTGCCAGCGGTTCCACCCGGGGTGGGATGACCCGTGCACCCGGGGCTGCAGGCGTGGACATCGCAGGACCCGGGCGGACGGCACCACGTTCTGCCCGGGGGCCGGTCCACGGTGCCACCAGTGGCTGGTGGACACGGTGGCACGCCATGTCTACGACAAGTCTGTGGTGTGCCTGGCGTTCTACGCCAGGCCGCGCGACGACCTGGCGGACGACATGGTTCTGCGCGCCACTGCTGCAGGGATCCCCGTGGTGCGGTACGGTGTACCGCGATGAAGAAGAACGGGCAGCCGTCCCTTAACAGTGCACGCCCGTTGCCCCCGTACACCGGTGGTACGTGTACGTGCGGTATGTGTGGGTTCGACCAGGCGGATACGATGTTCGTGGCACGCGGGAGCATGGGGCGTGTCTACGGGCAGGATTTCCTGACGCCGACAGTCAATCTGCTGCGCCGTACCTGCGGGCGGTGCGGGTACCAGTGGGACGAGGCAACGGAAGAAGGGGACGCATGATCTGCGACACGTGCAAGGATGCGGCGGACGGCGTCGAGGGTGGTCAGCACTGTGGGGAGCCGAACGAGGTCACCCAGACGTGCACGTGCCAGCACCGTGAGAAGGAGCAGCAGGAGTGAAGCCGATCGACGTGTACCGGCAGCCGGACCGCACACTCGTCCTGGCGTCGCTGGCGGGGGTCTTCCTGTCCCTGGTGCTGCTCGGAATCGTGGCGCTGGTCGCTGTCGTCAACCCCATGGTGGCGCTGTGGGTGTCCAATTCATGACCAAGAGGACCGACACGTGAAGAATCTCCATTATGAGATCGTCCTGGACCGCTCCGGGTCCATGCAGCGTATCAAGGCGGACACTGAAGGAGGTCTCGCGGCCTTCCTGGAGACGCAGCGGGTGCTGGTGGACATGGATGTGACCGCCTCGCTGCACCAGTTCGATGAATGGTACGAAACGGTGTACGTGGACAAGCATGTGTCCGAGGTACCCGAGTTCACCCTGGTACCTCGGGGGCTTACCGCACTGCACGATGCGATCGGCCGGACCGTGTCAGGGCTGGAGGCCAGACTCAAGGACTCCCAGCCGGAGCTCCACCCTGACACGGTCGTCGTGGTGATCGTCACAGACGGCCAGGAAAACAGCTCACGAGAGTTCACAGGGGCGGATGTCAAGGAGCTGATCACGCGTAAGCGTGCGGACGGGTGGGAATTCCTGTTCATGGGGGCCGACCAGGACGCGGTGACGGCGGGCCGTGACCTGGGTGTGATGGGCAGCAACAGCATCAGCTACGACACCCGTCGGGCAGGGAGCACCCAGGTGGCATGGGCCTCCGCTGTCAACAGCACCGTACGCGGAGCGTCGGGGCTCGGGTACGGGTTCACCGAAGAGGAGCGCGAGGCGACACGCTCCGGCGTCCAGCAGTAGAACCGCAGGTCAGCAGCTGTAGACAGTAATGTCTACGGCTGCTAGTCTTTACCTATCAGCACAAGGAAGCGATGAAGGAGCAGATCATGACGAACACCACGGCCCAGGACTTCCGCGACATGGCCGCAGCTGCGGAGAAGGAGAAGGAGACGTCGTTCGAGCGCTGCGACACGGACGGTTTCCTGTCCCAGTGGGGCCACGGCATGATGGCGCAGCAGTACCGGTTGCAGGCGGAGATTGAGGAGAACGGCGGTCTGTGGGAGTATGCCGCACTGTTCGACCTGCAGGGCAACCTGGTCCCCGCCAAGGAGGTCGAGACCCGGTACGGCTACAGCTGGGCACTCCTGGACCCGCAGAACCCGGAGGGCAGGTTCCTCGGGTGGTTCAACGAGTCCAACGCCCAGAACGACGCACGCAAGATCGCCACCGACGCAAAGAAAGGCTTCTACGTCGGAGTTGTCAAGGTGCCAGCCTACGCCAAGCTGGCCGGTGGCAACGCCATGTGCCTGAACGCGGTGGCGCTCCGCAAGGACAACGGGTTCTCCGCTGACGCGATCATCGTGGACAACGGAAAGTAGCAGGTCAGCGGGGGGTGGACATCCGTGTCCACCCCCCGCTAGGATAGTCCTATCAGCACAAGGAAGAGACCCGGAACCCGAGGAGATCGTTATGAGCTACACCAGTGACCTGCGCGCAGCACACAAGCCCGGTGTCAACAAGATCGTGTACTCCAGTGCTCCGTACGAGGGCCACGAGATGGCGTACGAGCCCCGTAATCGCCACGACGCCCTTCCCTGGGTCCTGGTGCTGGACGGGACGCGCCGCAGGGGCTACCGCTTCAGCGGGCGCGAGTGCCACCTGCAGATGAACCGCTACACGGTCAAGGATTGCGGTCGGTCGTTCGCGGTCGTGGACAACACAACAGGTGAGTACGCCGCTTCCGGGTTCCTCAGCAGGTACGCCGCTACGGATAAGGCGGAACGCCTGGAGGCATCCCTAGCCAAGTGATCCATTACAGGCTATAGTGTCCCCATGGACCGTATGCATGAGCCCGGAAGCGTCAGAGCACTGCTCCATGACGCTTCCGGGCTGGTGTGGCGGCTCAATGGACTCTTGGAGGCCATGGTGCCCTGGCGCAGCGGGCAGCGGGACGAGGTGGCACGGCAGACCAACAAGACCGCGTCCACGCCACCCTGGCAGTCCCAGGCAGCCAACCTGGTCATGGACCTGCACGCCGAAGCCCGGCGTATGGAACGACTGCTGGTCGTGACTGTGGTCGGCACCCAGGGCAGTGAGCCGCGCGGGGGGTCCAGCGAGAACACCAAGAACGCCCTGGACGCGCTGACCGTACTCACAGAGATCACGGACGACACGGATGTGTGGGACATCCTGCGCTCCCTGGAGCGGTGGATCATGCGGGCGGAGGTGGTTTTGGGGTACCGTGAGCCGGTACGACGCCTGCCGCGTCAACCCGGGGAAGGCGAACCACGGTGTCCGTGGTGCCAGTACCTCACACTGCGCTGTCTTCCAGCGTCGGGCAGGGTGTCGTGTGTGAACCCGGAGTGCCGCGACGACGAGGGCCGCAAGCCCCGTGCTGTACTCTCGGTGAGCCTGTCCGGCGTGTCGGTGCTCACCTGGCAGGACGGCTGGTGGCAGGACTCCCGTGGGCACCTGGGGGAAATCGAGGGAGAGGAAGGATGACCATGACACGCACAACGTTCGATGTGGACAAGCTCCGTGAGGTGCTTGACAGCGTCGTGGCGCAGGATCCGGACCACGTGGACCGGCGTCCGGCAGGGAAGCTCCCCCCGCGCTACCTGGACTGCGGGAAGCCCGCGTGCCTGGTCGGTGTGATCCTCGCCCGACTCGGCGTCAGCCGGGGACTCCTGCGGGAGCTGGACAAGGAGGGCTCTCCGCTCTGGGCGTCGCGGCACCCGATCCGCAAGCGGTTCACGCCCGAAGCCTGGGCACTCCTGTCCTACCTCCAGTCATGGAACGACGGACGACGCCCCTGGGGGCTGGTGAGACGTGACGCCTTCCGCTTCCGCGCGGACCCGTACTGGACCAGCCCGGGACCCTGGTGCACCGCTGACAATGCCATCGCCAAGGAGGAATGACCATGGAGAACGTCCTGTTGTCGGGTGTTGTGGGGTCCACAGCCTACGGACTGGCCCACGAGGAGTCGGATATTGACCGGCTCGGTGTCTACGCCGTGGACACAAGGGCCCTCCACGGGCTGGAGAAGCCCGCAGAAGCCCATGTCACCACAGACCCCGACACCACGTTCCACGAGGCCAGGAAGTACTGCAGCCTGGCACTGAGCTGCAACCCCACGGCCATGGAGCTGATCTGGCTGGAGTCGTACGAGACGGCCACGGCTCTGGGCCGTGAACTGGTGGCGATCCGGGACAGCTTCCTCTCGGCGCACCGGGTGCGTAACAGCTACCTCGGGTACGCCAGCCAGCAACTTGCCAAGATCAAAACCCGTGGGCCGGACGCGCGGATCCGCTCCGAGAAGCACGCACGACACCTGGTGCGGCTCCTGGAACAGGGCACCGTGCTGCACCGCACGGGACAACTGACGATCAGACTGCCTGACCCGGAATGGGTCGCGGACATGGGTGTGGAGATCGCTGAGCACCCCGCGCAGGGTGACTCACTGCTCCGCACCTGCGAAGAGGTGTTCGACCGCCCTGGCGCACTCCCCGAGTCGCCCGACCGCCAGCCCGCTGAGGCATGGCTGCAGCGGGTCCGTGCGGCCCACTACACGCCCCAGGAGGCGCTGCGTGGGTAAGGGCTGGACGTCGGTGGGGCTGCCCGCTGTCGGGGACGACGAGACGCTGTGGACGGTGGCCGAGGCGGCGTTGCTGCTCGGTCCTCCCGTGCTTCCCGTGACCCGGGTGCGGCAGCTGGTGGCGCTCGCCGGGCTCTCGCCGGTGGGCAGGCGCAAGGTGTCACTGCCCCGCGCCCCGGGCCGGTACGCCCGGGTGTACCGCGCTGTTGACCTGATCGAGGCATACGACCGGCTTGCCGGAGTGAGGGGCGCGGACGGGTGAGCAGGGCCCTGCGCCTCACACTGTGGCGAGGGCTGCTGCAGCGGACCAACGACCTGGCCCAGGAGTGGGAGCGCTTGGGGTACCCGCACCTGCCGGAGCAGCCGACAGGGAATCACAACGCCCTGAACGATGCGCAGTTCAACTACATCCGGGCACTCACCCTGGACGCCTACGCCAAGCAGCAGAGGACATGACCATGGATTTCGGTGACGCGCTGAGGGAGGTCCGGGGCGGCAACCGGATCAGCCGTACGGGTTGGAACGGTTCCGGGATGTACGTGGTGTACCAGCAGGGGTACCCTGCTGGTATCGGGATCAATGCCAACACGGCTTTGGCCACAGGCATCCCCGAGGGCACGCAGTGCGTGTTCCGGCCGTACCTGATGATGTACACGGCCCAGGGTGAATTCGTGCCGTGGGTGGCGTCACAGACGGATATCCTGGCGGAGGACTGGACGTACCTTCCGCCGTACCCAAGGAAGGAATGACCATGACACGACACCGCAAGGGCGACGACAAGCCTACAAGCAAGGGCCACGGGGGAACGTTGAGCGAGGACGAGCTGCTCGACAGCATGCCCGCCGCGCCCGACCACGCGAAGAACCCGGGCATCGACGGGTCTGCGGCAGCTGCCGCACAGTTCGACAAGGACTTCGAGGCATCCCGCCGGAAGTCCCTCAAGAAGCAAAAGGAGAAGTGACCATGAGTGCACTCGGAGATGAGCTCCACAAGCTGCTGAGCCATGTCACCAAGGACAGCGGGATCGCCAAGGAAGACGTAGAGGCGTTCCTGGCCACCCTGGAGGGCCAGCTGACCCCGTTCGTGACCAACCTGCTGGGCAGCATCCTCAGTGCCTTCAAGACGGACCTTGAGGCCCTGCTGGCGGGCCTCAAGGCGGAGGCACCCACGGTGGTCAAGGACGTCGAGACCGACGCGGGGACGGTGGCTGAGAAGACCGCTGCTCCGTGAGCCTCTGGGAGCTGGACGTCCGCAACAACCTTGACCTTGCGGCATCGGACCTCAATCTGCTCCAGGGGGACCGTGTGTCAATGGCTACAGTGGAGGCGGTCAGCAGTCTGGCGCAGGCCAAGGCGACGATTGCGGTAGCTCAAGCGATCATGCACCTGGCGCATGTCATCGGAGGGCAGCAGTGACGATCCACGTCACCTGGGAGAGCATCCTCGTGGGGTTCGGGGTGCTGGCACTGCTCTGGTACCTGGTGCGGTTCCTCTTGGGGTTCGCGCTCATGTGCCTGTTGTGGTTGATGCAGAAGTTCTGAAGGTACGCAGGGGGTGGACACTGGTGTCCACCCCCTGTAGTATGCGGAAGAGGAACGAGGGGAAGGAAGGAACGAGATGCGTGCCGTACGGATGGTGGGTTGTGAGCTCCTGTGGTGGATGGTGTACCTAGCTGCGTTAGTGGCCGGGGGCGCTGCGGGTGAGGCGCTCTGCGCCATTCCCTGGGGCAGGGACCCGGTGTGGGCAGTCCTGGTGTGCGTGCTGGCTGCCATGGGCGTGCTGTGTGTCGGGAGCTTCCTGGGGCGGTCTCGCTTCAGGGTCAATCTGTGGGATGCTTGAGTCCCACGAGGAAAGGAAATGATCATGGGTCTGTTCGGTAACGACAACCT